GCGCGATGCCGCCGCTTGAATATGTCTTTAGCGGCACAGATCCTTTGCTGGTCATGATGCCGCCATTTGCAAACGGGAACAGGTCACCCAGCGCCCCCGTGATCATGTTGCTGATCGGCGTCGTTACGCCCTTTTCAAAAATGGAATCGGCGATGGACGTTAACAGCGTACGCATTGCGCCCTTAGCACCATCGGCGCCGTCGATCAGCTCGCGAAACGCAGAACTTGCTGCCTGCCCAAGATCGTCGGCAAAGCGACCGGTGTCCTGCATGGCGGCGCTGACATCGCGCTGCGACTGCACCAAATCACGGTTTTGTAAGGCCAGATCACTTGTTGTTTGTTTCAACGCCTGCTGGTCGGCGTTCAGAGACTTGGCGACGCTGACATCGTGACCGGTGCCGGCATCGGCTTTAGACGCATTACCCAAATTCTTCGGTGCTGCCGGGAGAACCGGACGTGTGGTCTTATTCGAAAAATGAACCGTATCACCGAGTTCATCAGCCAATGCCTGATTTTTGGCCCGAACTGTGTCCAGCCAGTTTTCCAGGCCAGACCCCTGCGGAATTTTCTTGCCAATAAAGGGAAGGCTTCGCAGTACGACGTTCGCGCCCGACGCAAGGCCGTGCAGGCTTAGCAGGGAAGCTTCTACAAATGCGCCGATAGCCATCTGTACGCCGATAAACATGGCCTTGACGGTCGACCCAACTGTAAAGCTGACTTTCTGGACTGTATTCAGCGCGTCGCCGAATTCACCCGTTGAACCGGTGGCCAGCGCAAAGCCACGCACCATATCAGCAGCCATCGAAATAATGGAAGCCAAGCCGGAAACAAAGCCGCTGTCAGCAAGGTTCGCTACAAGCGAGGTCCAGGCATTATTCAGGTTTCGGATAGATCCTGTAACAGTGCCATCAAGTTGCTGGGCCGCGTTGCCATATGAATTCAGGGCAGTAATCAGATAGCCGCCGAACATATCGGATGTTACTTGGCCGTCATTCACTAATTTGCGAAAGCCACCAGCGGTAACACCAGCTGCAACGTCAAGCCGTTGCAGCAACCCCGGTAACGGCTCGACAACCTGATTCAACTCCTCAGCTCGGACCGTTCCTGACGACAATGCTTGGCTAAGGCCATAAAGTGCCTGATTAATCTGAGAGGATTGCGCGCCAAGGGCGGCGGCCGCATTGGCGAACCCCTCGGTCAGAGCATTGACCTGCTCGCGGTTGATAATCCCGCCTTGCTGCAACGCCAGCAGTCGCGCGTAGGAATCAGATAATGTGATCAGGTCGATATTAAGCCGCGACGCTGTGTCACGCAGATATGCGGTCGTCGCTTGGTAATCTTCCGAACTGGCTGTCAGGTTGCGTAATCGTATATCAAGCTGCTCAATCGTCTGAACCGACTGCAGCATCTCACGGCCGCCAAAGGCAACACCGATTGCCGCCGCCGCGGGGCCAAGCTTGCGCAATAAACCAACACCAAAATTTGCCAGGCGATTATCGATCCGTGAAAGGTGCGAATTTGTCTGGTTTTCGAATTTTGAAATCAGACGACCGGCACGATTAAGGCTCTCTTCAAGCGCCTTCGTGGTGGCTTCAAGACGTACCTGCAGGGCGGCGACTTCGGTCATACAAGATCAATCAGCCCGGTCTTTTTAGCCCAGGCTGCCCATTGCTCGTTATCGGTCTCAGGAATGTTGACTTGCTTCCAAAACGCCAGCGCAGAAAATAATTCGCCCGGAGAACTGGCCCAGAAGTCGGATGGTGACCAGTGCAAAAACATTGACGCCATGCCAAGGAAATCGCCGTACGGTATCGACGTTAATTCTTCGTCCGAACGGCCGCCGGCTTTCCCGGCGGCATGCCGCCATTCAGGGCATGCTCCACAAAGCTTGTGACAGCGACGATGACAGCGTCAGAAACGACACCGGCACTGAATACCGCTTGGCCAACAGCCTCACGGGTCGGCGCCGGGCTAACTTTCGCCGCCAGCATGCCATGCAAGAAAATCACCGAGCAAATATCAAGGGTAAGATTACCCGCTTGAATATCACGCGCAATCAGTATCATTGATTTGCCCAAATCACGCTCGACTGCCAGCATGGCATCGAATGTGCATCTTAACGGATAAGATTTGCCGTTCAGAGTGACAGATAATTCGCCCTTGATGTTATCTGACATAGTTTAATCGATCTCAGTCACTGCGCCTGCGTTCTGCAGTGTAAAGCTATATTCAGTAGCACCATCATGCTCGCCCGTAATTTCGAAATTGGTAATGGAAAAATTACCTTCATAGCCATCACCGGCAGCGTTTACGATGATCTGGGAGTTGATATTCTCGCCGGCCAGGAACACTTCTTTCAAGCGATCGAGACCGTTTGCATCACCCCACACAGCAACGCCGCCGACAGTAATGGTCGCCCGGCGCGTGCCGGCGATGACAGCACCCCAGCCATCAGTGGTCTTGTCAGATACATCAACACTGTCAGCCTCGAAGGACACCGAGCCGGACCGCTGGCCCTGCACGGCATTAAAAACCTCGGTCGGCGTCGCGCCATTACCAACTTTGACGATGCAGTTCTTACCAGCTTCTTTTGCCATGTAAATCTCCTGTAAATAATGGGTGAATTTTAAGAAACGAGAATGCGGTAGCGAACCACGCCATGACGGACTCGCGGGTCGGCATCAACAAAAACTTCAGCAGTTTCAAAACGGCAACTTGCCACGCTTCCGCCGTCGATAGGCAGGTCAGCCATGTGCAAAATGTCATGAATGCTCGCCATAATGGATTTAACTTCTTTTTGGCCCTTGTAATTCGAATAGATATGCAGCGTTGCCACAATATCTTGGCCAGACTGGGTTTTATCGGACCAGTCGCTGACGTTGGTTTCGCCGATATCAATTAGAGGCAGCGCGGCTTCATGTGGCGCACCATCATAAAGCCCTACACCCAGACCAGCAATTGCATCGCGCAGCGTATCGAATATCGCAGCCTGAATCTGATAGGTTAAGTCGGACATATAATCGGTTACCTTGTCTTGCGCTTGGCCCATGCCACGGCCTTCTGCAAGGCCTCGGCCATGCGCCGGTCGAATTCACGCGCAAACTTTCTCGTGGCAGGAAACAAGAAAGGCTGTGCCGGACGCGGCGCAACAGCCTTACGGATTTTCTTGGTTGTACTTGAGCCTGACGTGCGGCGGGTGTCACCGGCGACATAACCGCGGGTGCCGAACTCGACAAATTTCGCATAGAATGCTTTGCGCATGGCGCGCTTACCTAATATGCCTATCGCGGCGGCCAGACGATCCGACTTCAACTTATGTGATATAAACTTTGCAAGCGTCCCAGTGTCTACAGGTACGCGGGCACGTGCATCAGCCTCGATCTTTTGAGCGATATCAGCGATCACCACACGGACTTCAAGCTGGGCGTCTTTGCCGTAGCCGTGCAGCATTCTACGCACAGGATCTACGTTTTTAACATAGGATCGCCCGCGCTTACTGGCCATTATTTCCGTACATCGCAGTAAAAGGTGACATAAGCTGATCGCACATCAACAAATGGACGGTCTACAAGCACATATTCGCGCCCCGCCCAGACAAGCAAGTCTTCGTAATCCGGGGCCACGGCCAGCCGGGTTGTAACCTTGATACGCTCTGCCGGGCGTGGACCGTCGGCGAAGGTCACCGTGCCATGCTTTACAGATTCCACCTTCGCCCAAACGTGCGGAACATCATCCCGGTCAGCAAAAACCAGTGCTTTGCCGCCACCGTCGTCGGCGACCACCGTGCCGGTTTTAATAATAATGATCTGGTCCAGATCGCCGGGCTGCATTTAAATGCCGGCCTTGTAAGGGGCCAGCAACGCATCAACACCATGAATGCGATCAGTAAGCGCCGCCGGGGTACGGTTTTCGTAATAATGACTGACACAAAGCAGAATTGCCAGTTTGATATCTTCTGGCAATGCGACGGCAAAACCGGTTTCAGGGCCGTCTTCACTGACGGCAGGGTATCCCGCAACATAATTGATGGCGACAGACCCCGGCGTTGCCGGCATGGATGGCCAAACGGTCACTGGAAGCAGGTACTTACCCTCGGATAGAACGTAAGCAGCGGCATCCAATACCTGTTGATCGCCGGATTGATCGACATAGCTGACAGAGACGACAGACATAGCAGGACCGTACGGAAGGTATACGCCACCACCCCCACAAGGCGGTTGCGGCAACTGCAAGGTCACTTCCCGCTGCACAAATGATTTGCCAGTGACACGCTCGCAATAAAGCCGTGATGCAG